ATCATAGTCAGGCTGACGTTTATTAGCCTCATAACTGGATAAGGTGTTATTTTTAATCCCAACTTTTTCAGCGATAAATTTTTGAGTAAAACCTTTCTTTTCTCGACACAATTTTAGCCTGTCTCCGAAATCCATAATATCGCTCCTACTTCATTGTTTTCTAAGCACTATATTATCATGATTTCTCTTTTCGAGAAAAAAACTTCTCGAAAAGAGAAATAAATACTTTACATTCTCGAAACGAGAATATATAATCAAATTATCAAGTTCACGAAATGAGAAACTTGGGGGTGATGAATTGAAAGATTTACTTGGTTCAAGAATTAAACAATTACGTTTAAAAAAAGGCATGACACAGGATACATTTGCTAGAAAAATTGGTTATAAACATGCTGGTATAATCAGTGAAATCGAATTGGGAAAGAAAAAATTAAGCAGTGATAAGCTTCCGATAGTTGCAAATGTTCTTGGTGTTGATATAAATGCGCTTTTTTTTGAAGAAAAAGTTCTCGATCCGAGAACTAATTAACCTCTATGACAGGAGCTGATTACCTATGGATTGGCCACAAGTATTTAAAACCTGGTTCGCAGTTACAACATTCAACATATTCGTTTTAGGGTTAAGTTTTCATTTGTTTCGAGAATCTATTAAATCAATTAAACGAAAAGGTGGTATTCGCAAATGGATAATTCAATCAATGTCTCCATCGACATGGCGCCGATTATGGAACGACTAGAACATCTAGAACAACGCTTAACTAAAAGCTTGGATGCAGCTAGTTCAGCACATGATGTTTGGAATAATTGTCCGCCACTTATGTCTGTTAAACAAACAGCTGAATTCTTAGGAATCAGCGAAAGTCAAGTTTATATCCTAACCAGACGCCAAGGCTTCCCGAAAACCAAAGCTTTGGGAGGTTTAAAGATAACCACTCATATGTTAAAAATTTGGATCGAACGTAACACAGAATGGGTGGAAGAAAATACTGAGTTCTTCAACAAAAACGTTATGTAATAAAAGGTCTCTAGTATAAGGGTAACATGAAGCCAGTCATAAAAATAGGAACGAAATATGGCTACAATATCAGAAACTTACAATTGAATATGACAGGGAGAGGTAGTTATGAAAAATAAAGCAAACCTGGGAGAAATGTTGAAGGAACAGGGGAAGACACAGGAAGAATTTGCAAATGAAATTGGCTATGATCAATCAACTATTTCCAAGTGGGCAAACGGAAGTCGTGTAATTGCAAAAGAAGCAAAACCTCTTATAGCAAGAGGCATCGATAGTTTCAAGTACTACATTGGTACGATGAAAGAAACTGCAGGAATTTCATTAACTCCTTACATGAACGGAGATCGAATACACAGGGATATTGCTTCAATGCGAATGCTTGTTGAAAAGGAGCGAAAAGAAGCAGAAGAGTACTGGAGAAAAGATTTCTGGCACATACCTCCTGAGTTCGCTAATGAGATTGAACGCGAAGAGGTTAGGCAGTTCATAAAAGAGTATTCAGAAAAGCTTGCAGCTGAATTCAATCTACTCGCTGTTGTTTGTGAAAGGTACGGTTTTTCTTTAAAACAAATTGATCAGCAGCTGGAAATGACCTTTAGATCAAGGGGGTTAGTTAAGTGAGTGTACAAGCTTTAAGCATCTACGAGCGAGCAGGGGATTTAGAAGAGGCTGGATGGGCAGTCATTGAATCAATCGATTTAAACGCAGATATGCAGGAGTTACAGGAAGAGGCATTTGACGCATTACTTGCAGCTAGGAAGATCCAAAAGCAGCCACTAAGTCGAGTAGAACGGATTGTAGCAGATATGAAAAGCAAAGGGTTTGATGTTGATATCGTACCACGTTACCTCAAATTTAAGGAGGAGATAAGCTATGTATAAGCTACCAATAATGAAAGCTAGCGAGGTGAGTAAGTGGTGTAAAACTTTGAAGGGAAAACCCGTTTTACTGCTAGATATTGAACGTAGAATTCGGCAAAATATGTGGGCAAATAAAAAAACAGCTAGCTAATGCGAATAGCTAACTGTTCCTTTCGAATTACTAGATTGTAAGTAAATTATACCACATTACATAGGTGGGCGACAAGCATTGTTCTTGTCGTCATGGGCAGGAAAATCCTTTATTTATCGGTCCTTAACCGTAAAGGCACAACTCATTTTCCTGGTCATGACGATGCGAACAGATAGCATCAGAAAGTAGGTGAATAACATGAATGTAGAACATCCTGAAATCACTCAAGTAAATCGTACAGGCTATGTAAATATGGTGGCTCAATCTGAACATGCTGGAGTTGATTATTTCGGAACTGAAATTCTTATAGGTGATGAAATCGTAACGGATGATAACACCGGTGAAGTGGTCTTGAAAGAAGATTTGGAAAAGTACTTGGAAGAAGAGTATGGCTTCAAATTTACAACAGCAGAGTAAAAAAGCCTGCACGGATCAGGTGCAGACTTTAAATGTTAAAGAATTTTAAGGTACTTACAGTTTATTAAAAAACTTTATAAAAAGCAAATGGATGGTGATATCAATGCAAGCTGAAATCTTAATACCTACATCCAATATGAGTGAAGCTGAATGGTTGGAACATCGACAAAAAGGCATTGGCGGATCAGATGCTGGTGCCATTGCTGGATTAAGTAAATGGAAATCACCAATTGGAGTTTATCTTGATAAGATTGGCGAATCACCTTCTGAAAGTAGTAGCAGCGAAGCAGCATATTTCGGGCATGTTCTTGAAGATGTCGTGGCACAAGAATTTTCCAAGCGAACAGGTTTAAAAGTTCGAAAACGTCAAGCGATACTTCAACATCCAAAACATAGCTTCATGCTAGCTAATGTAGATCGTTTAATCATTGGCAAAAAGGAAGGACTGGAATGTAAAACAGCTAGTGAATATTTGAAAGGTGATTGGGAAGAGGAAGAAATTCCAGCTCAATACTTGATTCAGTGTCAGCACTACATGGCTGTCACTGGATATGAAGCATGGTGGATTGCTGTCTTAATCGGTGGAAATAAATTTGTTCATAAAAAAATAGAGCGTGATGAAGAAATTATTAACTACCTGATTGAGATTGAATCTGATTTTTGGAACAATCACGTTCTTAAGAAAAACCCTCCTGCATTTGATGGTTCGGAAGCTTCAACTAATTTATTGAAAGCAATGTATCCAGAAGGGGATGGTAGCTTAGAGCCTGTTGAATTAGCTCCTGAAGCATTTGACTTAATTTCAAACTATGAACAAGCAAAATTAGAAGAAAAAGAAGCTTCTGAACGTCGTAAAGAGGCTGAAAATAAATTGAAATCATTACTGGGAGAACGCGAAGCAGCATATGCAAGTGATCGTTTAGTTACTTGGAAAACCATTAGTAGCTCACGTGTTAACTCCAAGTTATTAAAAGAAAAATATCCAGAGGTTTATGAAGAAGTAGCTTCAAGTTCGTTATCTCGTAGATTCGGAATTAAATAAGGAGGACATAAAATTGGCAACTAACAATTCAGTTAAAAATCAATTAGCGCAACGAAAAAACAGCGGAGCAAAAACGGAGGACACAGGCTTTCAAGGTCAGCTAGCTACAATGTTTAAGCAACAATTTAAAGCAATCACTTCTATTGCGCCTAAACACGTTACTCCTGAACGTTTAATACGTATCGGAATGAATGCAGCGAGTCGTAACCCTAAATTAATGGAATGCTCTCCAGAATCAATTGTAGGGGCTGTCGTTAACTGTTCAGTACTTGGCGTTGAACCTAATCTATTAGGACATGCTTACATCGTTCCTTTTTTCAATGGATCAACAAAACGTATGGAAGCCCAATTTCAATTAGGGTATCGAGGTCTTATTGATTTAGCTAGACGTACAGGTGAAATCACAAGCGTATACGCTCATGAGGTGTATGAAGGTGACGAGTTCGAATACAGCTATGGTTTAGACAAAGATTTAAAGCATAAGCCTATCGGTGAAGAAGATGAAAGTAAAATCACTCATTTTTATGCAGTGTACAAATTAAAAGATGGAGCTTTTGACTTTATTGTAATGAGTCGTAAGCAAGTAGAAAAGCATAGAGATCGTTTTACAAAAAGCCAAAAGAACGGAAATGTGTTTGGGCCTTGGAAAGACCACTTTACTGAAATGGCTAAGAAAACAGTTCTTATCAAGCTTTTAAAAACGGCTCCTATCTCAATTGAACAGCAAGAGACAAGAACAGTTATGGAAGGCTTACAATACGATAGTTCCGTTAGCAAGGTCAAGGAAGGACAATTTGGTGATGGATTTATTGATGCTGAATATCAGGTTGAGGAAGATATGGAAAACAACCAATCTCAGCAAGAAGTACCAGGAGAAAAGCCAAGCGTCTTTGACTTTGGAGGAGAGGAAATCGATATCAAAGATGAGGATTTACCTTTTGATAAATGAGAGAAGAACGCATAGCATTCCCTCATTGTTACAAATTTTTAGCAAAGAACAAAGAACAGTATGAAGGTTATATTCAAGGCTTTCTTAATCTGTATCATCCGCATCTGAAAATGGTGCGGATTGAAAAATACTATGTAATTTGCGTTAAGAAATAAGTAGGAAGGAGGACGTTGTTTTGGAAGGCTGGGTGAAGTACCATCGCAAAATTTTAGAAAATGATATCTGGTATGACGTTACAAGTTTTAGACTCTTCACTTATTTGCTCTTACAAGCAAGTCATCAGGACGGAGTAAAGATTAACGGCATCGAGGTAAATAAAGGACAATACATAAGGTCTTACTCCAAGTTAGTAGAGGATTTAGCTTATACACAAGGGCGTGGAACGGCCACATTGAACCGAAGTACGATAAAACGTTCTGTGGATAAACTCGTTAAAAAGAACATGGTCACAGTAGATGAAACAGAATATGGAACGTTATTTACTATCGTTAACTACTGTAAATACCAGGATTCAGATAACGGTATTGAACGCAGCCAAGAGAAAGTAGGTACCACATATCCACCTGAAGAAACCAACGTTCCTGCTTTTGATCAAATAGAAAATAAGTTCATTCAACAAAGAGCAGCAGGCTTAGTTATCAGCGTCTCAGACGCTCAATCAATTAATGAAGTATTAAGCCTAGGTATTCCATTAGAAACGATTCTAGAGTGGATGGATACGATTTATGAGCACTATATCAAAAGGAATAACGGTCGAACGATTAGAGCCTTTAAATACTATGAGGAAGCTATTAAAACTCAACAGCAAAAGCTGCAGCAGCCTAAAACGAATGTTACGCCTTTTCCAAAACAGAAAAAGGAAAACAGCATAGATGCACTAGCAAGGTTTGCTCAAAAGCATGGGGTTAAGTTGGGAGGTACACAAGATGGAAATACATGAAGCACTAGACATTCTGCAAAGAATAGCTGCTTCCTATACACAGTTTGATTTGACTGGTGAAATCGGAGAACGACGAATTGAGGTTTGGTCTTCTCACCTTATGAAAATGCCATATAAGCCAGTTTTAGAGCGAGTAAATCAACATATTCTTCGTGAAAAGTTTCCGCCAACTATCGCGGAAGTTTCGGTTAAAGTTCAAACAAACAATGAATTCTTGGACGAGCAATCCCAATGGAGAGAGCAAGTCAAACAAGAGAAAAAAGCAGGTAATCATAAAACATTTGTTGATCATTTGTCACCAGAGTTAAAGAAAAAGTACGGTTCCTTTTTAAGGAAGTGAGGGTGAAAACGTGGAGTATCAATTAGGGGTAGAAAATATCGAAGCAGAACAAGCTGTCTTAGGTTCAATCTTTCTCGAATCGGATTTGTTAGATGAATCTATTTTACAAACACAGCAATTTTCAAGAGCTTCACACAGAGCCATTTTTAAGGCAATGAGAGAAGTTCAGGAAGCAAATAAACAAGTGGATATAGTAACGGTTGTAACACAGCTAGGAGAAGCTATTGAGCAAGTAGGTGGGGTTTCCTATTTAAGTGATTTGGCAAATGCCGTTCCATCTACAGCGAACTTTAAAACCTATGAACAAATGATTTTGGAATCCTATCGAGTCAGAGAAGCACGGAAGTTAGGAGCCAAATTAGCAACTGTGACAAGTGAAGAAGAGGTACCAAATATTCTTCAATCATTAGGTGAATTACAGGATATCAAACGAAAAAAGAATCGTACGAAAAGCGATGTTCTAGCAGATATCTTCTCTGATATGAGTACTCCAACACAAGGGCTCACAGGCATAGACACCGGATTGGATGACTTAAACCGTATGACAGGTGGCTGGCAAGGTGGAGATTTAATTATTGTGGCGGCAAGACCTTCAATGGGTAAGACAGCATTTGCTTTGAGTCTAGCCCAGGCAAATTGTGAAAAAGGCGGCGTGTCCGATATCTTCTCACTTGAAATGTCTGATACACAGCTAGTTAAACGTATGTTGTCCGGGCTTGGACGAGTAAACGGAAAGAAATGGTCAAATCCATTTGAAGAATTTACGAATGAAGATCATGAAAACATGGCGAATGCAATCGGCCACTATGAAAAATGGGATATCAACATTCACGATGAGCCTACACAAACGGTTTACGATATTCGTTCAAAAATAAAGGAATCATTCAAGGAACATCCAGATAAAAAACATCTAGTCATCATTGACTATCTGCAGCTCATTTCATCTGTTGGAAAGTTTGAACGTAAAGACTTAGAGATCGGTCATATCTCAGGCATGTTAAAGAAAATAGCCCGTGAGTTTAATGTACCTGTCATCGCTTTATCGCAGCTTTCTAGGGGTGTAGAGCAACGTCAGGATAAACGTCCGATGATGTCCGATATTCGTGAGTCAGGAAGCATTGAACAAGATGCAGATGTTATCAGCTTTTTATATCGAGATGATTATTACAACAAGGATTCAGAAAATCCAGGCATTACAGAAATTATCTTAGGAAAGCAGCGTAACGGTCCAGTTGGTACCGTACAAACGTTATTTAGAAAAGAATACGGCCAGTTCCTCAACTTGTCAAAACAGCTAGAGGCCAAGATGGAGGCTGAGTTAATTGGATAAATACGATGTGTTTTACGAAATGAAAAAGTACTTTCAACAAACAGGTCAGGTAATGGACCCTCATGTATTTGCTTCTCAATTTAAAGGAGCGTTCACCACTACTGAAGGTGTAGAGGGGATCTTAATGTTTGATCAATATCTAAATAATGAGGTGAGAAATCATGGCTCTATTAGCTAAAGCTGTTCGGCAACGTCAAAATTATTTAATTAATGAGTTGGTGCGATATGGATATTTTAAATCATCTAACGGCAGACAGTTATACGAATTAAGCCTAACTGAGTTAGAACAAGTTCACATTCAAGTTAAATCTAATTTCGGCAAACAATTAGGAAGTGGGGAATGATGAAATGATTGAATTCACGGTATATGGGGAGCCAGTCGCACAGGGCCGTCCAAGAGCAAGTACTCGAGGCGGTTTCGTCAAAATGTATGACCCGCAAAAATCAAAGGATTTTAAACAGTATGTAAAGTTAGTTGCTTCTGAATATAAGCCGGATCAATTACTTTCAGGTCCCTTAGAGCTCAATGTAAAAGTGTTCAAACCAACTCTTAAGTCTTTCAGTAAAAAGAAAAAAATTGAGGCAGAACAAGGTATTTTACGCCCTATCAGCAAGCCTGATGTTGATAACTATGTAAAAGGCATTAAAGATGCTTTAAATAAAGTCATTTGGAACGACGACAGCCAGATTGTTGATTTGCATGTAAGTAAATTTTATTCCGAAACACCTCGTATTGAAGTAGCTGTACAAATGCTTGAAGTGCAGCAAGAACAAATATCTTTACTATCAAACTAAAATTCTAGGGGGAAATTAATTATGTCATATGCAGAATTCAATCCAGTGGTGAAAAAGGTAAATCTGAAAGCAGACGGTAAAAAGGAAATCGTTCTTGAAATTGGCGACTCTGGCTTAGATGGCAAGCTTGATACATTAGCAAAAATGATTGGTTGCACGGTGCAATGCGCTATTGAGTCTCAAGTAGTTAGCTTTAACATCACATTAAATGCTCAGACAAATGAGCCTCTTAAAACATATAAAGTCGATAACAAAGGTATTGTATCAGAAGTGGAGCCAGCTGCTGAACAGATTGAAGCAGATCTTGGTTTGCCTAAAGAAAAAGTGAAGACAGTAGAAGAAAAACAAGAAATTGAGTTGTCAATAGTTGATGAGTTTATCTCAAGTGGTCTTGCTCCACAATTTGGAACGGAATTTGCCTATGACATTCCTCAAGTCATTAAACGGAAAAATGACGGTGAAACGTATATGAAAATCGCAAATGAATTAAATATCTCTTCTGGAACCATTGTTGAGTTAGTGGATCAGTACCGTGCTAAGGTTGCACCTTTAGCTGAGAAGTGGAAAGAATGGAAAGATAGTCAGGAAGAGCAATCAGAAACACCTGCTGAAGATAAAAAAGAAGTAAAGGAAGAGTTAGACCTTTCAGTCCCTGAAGAAGTATCAGAAGAGAAGATTGAAGAGTCTGACGATAATACGGAGGATGGTGCAGCTTAAATAAAAAAGGAAGGGATAGATTCAATCATTCCCTTCCAATCAATTTAATCAACGTCTCTAGAAAAAATGATTTCAAAATATGAAGCAGTACCATACGAAGCCGTGCCAGGAGCAAATATCTGAACTAATTCCCATCCATCCTTTGCAGCCTCATGAATAATCTCATGGTAATCCTCTTTAGGATCACGTGTGAAGGACTTTAGTTCAATTTTTTCAAATCGGTATTCTTTCATATTTCAAACCTCCTTTTCTAATAAATACGGTTGAAATTGGAAAAGGTTTCAAAAAACGATGAGTTTCGGCTCCTTGTAATTGGAGGGATAAACGTGAAGTACAAGGAAGCACAGGCTGAGTTGCAAAAAGTATTTGATCATCAACAAACAGTTAGTGTTCCAAAGTTAAAGCGGCTGTTCCAATCATTAAATATATCGGTGAAGAAACCATTAGGGAATTCAAACAGGGAAGTATCATTCTTAAAGGGTGAAATATCTAGGTTGAAGAAAGAAAATAAGCGGCTAAGAGAGGAGGAGGAAACCTTGCGATAACCATTATGCATGAGGAAATGGTTTGCAAGGTAAGAGATCATTAGAAGGCAAAAGGTTTCGACATACCCTTTGTTATAAGT